GTTGTAGTCGTACTAGTCGTAGTTGTAGTAGCAGGTGTAATAGGTGGCTTATACCCATTGTTTTTATCAATAGAAGAAGTATAATTATTAATAAATGAATTTAAATTTTGTTGTATTTCATTTATAGTAATTGGTCTCTTATATATCAATTGATGATTTACAAATCCAATATAGGTAGCATTAAAATTATATACAAAAGAGCCTGAGTTAATTGAAGAAGTAGTATTAAGTGGGATTCCAAGTAATAATCTATCAGTTGAACCAGTTGGTGATAAAGTATTAAATGGTTGTGGTAATTGTCTACTTCCAATTAGTGTTGAACCTGAATATGCACTAAATGTACTACCACTTACTATAAATGTAGTTAATGATAATCTATTCATAGGCCAATTAGCACCAGTTATACTCATTGATACTGCATATTGTAAAGTAGTAGTGCTACCTACTAGGTTGTACTTATTAAATACAAATTGTTTATCTGTATCTAATGCTCCAGATGTTCTAGTGTATATTGAATGAACTTCAGCAGTATTTAAACCAGTACCACCTAGTAAAGTATATATACCACAATTTGATGAAGCTGAAGGATTTAATGCTCCCCAAATTTGAAGTGTAAATCCATTTGATGTATTAGTTGGATTTAATATAGAAGTTCTGCCTGATAAAGAACTACTACCATCGGAATCTAAAATGAACCATGTTGGTGAGCCGGTAGCGTATGTATCTCCAAATATTGAATTTTGCTGAGTTTTTCTAATATTAAAATCATAGGCTTCAAATGAAGCAGTGCTAGTATTAAGTGTATAAAATGGTAATACATTTAGATTCCCGAAACTTCCTACTGCATTAGCCCAAAAATTTAAATTACTAGTGTCATCAAAATCGTCAAGATATGAACATGTAATCTCTGCATTTGGACAGTACACACTTTGACTTCCTGGATACTTTGATGGTTGATACCCATCAAACCAGTTTGTTCTAATGTTATACGATGATGAGAATTCAGGGCTAGGAGGAGCTTCAGTTGAATTCAAATACGATATACCACCATAAGGTAATGAACGAACTAATCCATTTAATGATGGATAGTTAGGTACAGGTTCAATACATCCTCTTAAGTTAACAGATGATGTGTATCCGTTAATTAAAGAATATGTGTTTTGTTCTATTCTTTCTAAAGATAATGAAGTTGTGTAGAATAAAGCAGAGTTCATATATCCAACGAATGGGTATCTATAGAAAGCTGGATTATTATTATATGCACTAACTCTAGCAATATAAGCTTCAGTAGCGATTTGTCCAGCACCTGAGCCACTTTTTTGTATTCTAAATGTTTTAGGTAAAGTAGTATTTGCTACAATAGTAGAGCCTGAAAGGAATTGGAAATTACTTCCACTAAATTTCATTGTATAAAGTGATAATCTATCCATTGGATAATTTCCACTTGCTATACTCATTGAAACAGATGCAGAAGGTGTTGAATTACTACCTGTAAAATAAGAAACATATAATAATTGTTGCGATGAAGAATAGTAAACTCTCCAATTATCTATTAGATAAGATTCTATACCAGCTATTCCATCTGTATCTATCTCTAATAATCCTATTTGTGAACCACTATAATAACCGTATGTAGATGAAGTATCATTAAAATTGATAGCTCCCCAAATTTGTGCAGTTAATTCATTAGATGCAGAAGTAGAAGTTAATCCTGAACCTATTGTATTAAGAATTGTACCGTAATTATACTGTTGTGCAGGGTCTACAGTAGTGCCAACGTATCTATATGGAAATGAAAAATCGTATGCTTGAAAAGATGCAGTGGTAGTTTGTATTGCTGGATTTTGGGTATCTCTACTTCCAGTTCCTGTCCATAATACAAAAGAATAATTTCCAGAAGATGTATAATATGAATCGTTCCAACTATTATCAACTAAACCGAAAGATAATGATGAAGTTATACATCCCATCAAAAATGAACCTGCTAATCCACCTGTAAAAATGTTTCCAATTGGTGAACAACTTCCACTACTAATTACTACTCCTTCAGCATCAGTTTGATACCATTTATCATCATTAGTCCACGCATAGAAACCAGCTCCTGCAGGAATCGTTTGTGCCTGATTCTGATATAGGAAATCTCCTAATTGAATTGAAGAGGTTGTTGAGTTGTAATATACTATTTTGCAATCTGCCATAATTTGGTTTTTATTTTATCCACAAATTTCTCTATCGTTACATGCAATAACAGATGATAATGTATCAAATGCTACACTTGCACTAAAGTTAAATCTTGCTTGCGTTGTTGTCGTTGTTGTTGGTGCTAATGTTGTCGTTGTAGTAGATGTAGTTGTAGTTGTACTTTGTAAAGTAGAACCAGAAACAACATTTGAATAACTACTTGTCAAACTACTATATCCAGGTACACAACTTTGTACTGCTCTGATGTAGTAAATCGTAGAACTACTCAATCCGCCAATTAGTAAATTCGCACTACATCCTAAACTTGCAGTAATAGGATTAGGGAAAGTAATAATTGTATCAGCTTCCAAAGTTACACCATCACACGCAGGTGCGAATGGATATGATGCACTTACAAACGCCTGTGTACTATTGAACGATGCACTAAATAGGGTTGGTGTAGGGCAAGGTGCAATTGTAGTAGTTGTTGTCGTAGTAGGTGCTCCTGTTGTAGTAGTGGTTGTAGTAGTTGGAGCGAATGTTTGACAAGTTATACAATTATCAAATATACCACCAGCTATTGCTCCACTATATTGTGCAGTAGGAACAGGTTGTTGTAAACTCCAACATCCACTAACAAAAGAAGATGTAATGTTTACAATCTTAGAAAAATCCAATCCTGTAGTTCCACCAACAAATTGTACATTGGCAACTAAACCAATGTTATCACAACTTACTACTCTCCATCTCGCTGGTCCTATTGTTGTAGTAGTTGTAGTTGAAGTTGTAGTAGGGCCAGGAGGAGAAGTACACGGAGCAACATCAGTAGTAATACTAACATTACCTGAACTTCCACTAATAACCGTCAATAATGTATTTGGATATACACAATATGTTTCTGAATTACCAGGTCCACTTTGTGTATCAGTTTGTACATTACCATTACAATCTTGCCATTGAACTGTAACCGCTGCTCCTAAGTAATCTACAATTGTAGTTTTACACGTAGGTGCTGCAGTAGTAGTTGTACTAGTTGTAGTGGTTGGTGCAATCGTAGTAGTAGTCGTACTTGTCGTTGTAGTCGAAGTAGTCGTAGTAGTAGGAGCTGCAGTTGTTGTGGTACTCGTAGTTGTTGTAGTTGGAGCACCGGTCGTTGTAGTTGTAGTAGGCCCAGCGGTAGTAGTTGTTGTTGGAAGTAAATCAAACAGGCAAACGTTTCTATCGTTATGAACCGTTATATCAAATGTAGCAACCCAACCTGCTAAACCATTATCGAAGTTATCTTTGAATGGAGTACAACTTATATCATCATTAAGTTCAATCGCTTCTACATTTCTTTGAGTGTATGAAGTTAAATCGTTAATAATAGCTAAAGTATTAGCGTGTATATCTACCACATCATCAACTCCTTCAAAAGGAATTACCTGTGCGTTAGTTACACCTACTGAATCATTATTCTTTAACTTAACTTTATCAGCAACCGTAAGTTGAATAGTAAAGTTAGAAGTTTTAGTTCCAAAGACAGTGTTAGTAATTAAAACGTTTCCCAACGGATAAGCTGGAAACTCTCTACTATCTATTTCAAATATATCACCTTGTGTAACCGACCCGATTGAAGGGTGATTACTCATAATGGTTTTGAAATAATCTAATGTGTTGTAATAGAGAGTAAAGTTTGTACCGCTATCATTTACTAGTTGTGCCATTCACTTTATATTATAGGTTTATCCCTCCAAAGTAGGTATTAGCCATATTTGGATAAATTTGTGTTTGATTACCAACAGATTCCAAGTACTGAGGTATTTGATTAGAATAAGAAATCAAATAGTTCTGTAATCTAGTCGCGTAGTAATCAGCATTTTGTTGTGCCTGTTGCTTTAAGTAATCTACTTCGTTCTTACCTGGTGCAACTGATTGGTCTGAAAGGTGTTTAACTGCTCCCTCACTTTTGAATGAGATAGAAGAGAATGGAATGTACTCAACTGCAGAATACCATATTAGGGTATTCTTAATGTGGTCATCCATTAAATCCTGATAGTAAACGTTTAGTGTACCAAAAGTATTATCAGCAATTTTAGCCTGTAGATAATCAAATAGTACAGTACCTAATAAATCCAAAAGGTATTTATCTTGCGCTGTTCTAACAAAAGGCAATAACTTATCAGCATCTATAGCACCCTGTAATGGAGTATTCTTAATGATGTCGTTTCTGGTAATGAATAAGACGTATGCCATATTTTTATTTTATTTATATACTTCGTAATTTTTAGTAAAGTTTGGTTGAGATGTATAAACCCATCCTTCTTCTTTACTCATTTGTTCTATGTTTTCTGTTGGCTGGTCTACAGCATCTGGGTTTTCCATTTGTCTATTTGTTTCATCTTCTACCTGTCCAACACTTTTATCTGTATCTTCAGCCTGCTCAGATAAGATTGCTAATGGTGTCAACTGCTCAAAATACAATTGTGTATCATCATATCCACCTTCTAATAGTGCATCTCCTATTGTGTTGATGACTAAGTTTTGGAATGGTTGAACTGTCATTGTTTGCATAATAGAAAATGCTGTTTTCATCTCTTCTGATTGAGAGGAGAATCCATTATTTGCAGTTCTAATACCAAATAACAATGGTGATGTAATCCTATGTGCTACTAATATACGGTCTTGTGCGTATTCTGCAACATATTGGAACTTTTCATGTAGGTTCTCAATGTTGATTGTATCAATTGTAGGTTTGTTAGCCGCATCATCGTTAAATGAAATCATAAAACGGCCTGCATTTCTTGTGCCTGTAAATTTACGTTCAATCAAATCCTCAATCGTATCTCTCTCCTCAGGTGCAGGTACTCCACTATTCATATTTACCATTACGAGGGGTAAAAATCCGTTCTCTATGTTGTTTAGGTGTAAATTACTCAACTCAGCCTCTACGAACGAAAATTGGAGGGCCGCAATCCAATCTGGGATACTATAATAGTACTTACCAGGTGTGTAATTCTTTACCCAAAGGATTTCTCTTTTCTCATTAGATGTTCCGAAAGCAGGAATCTTAATTTTTGCTTTTTGTGCCTTCATATCAAACCAATCAGTACAATAGAAGTAATTCTGTATCTTTGGATTATCGTATAACTTTTCTGCTCTTAGTGTTTGTACCGGTATGTGGTAGAATTTGATTACCTTTGTGTGGTCATCATTCCAATATACCTGAAATGCACCATTACCGAATAGTTTTAAGTCAAAGATTGCTCTTTTTAACTCTTCTTGTGGTACGATTTTAGCTAATGCATCTGTAAACCCTGCATTCTTAGTGTAGATTCCCTTACCAAAGATAAGGTCTGCTATACCTTCGATACACGCAGCGTTAGTTGTTGATGTGTTATAGGCTGCTGTTACTTCTGGGTAGAAGTCATCCTGTAATCCAATACCAAACGGTACCCAATTATAGCGGGTTTTAGTATCCTCTCTTATTACGGGTACATCCTGCTGAGCTAAGTTTACAACTGAAAAGTTTTGAATTCCTTTGTTCATATTACATTATTATAAATTCGTTATCAGTAATGTGTGAAACGTACTGATTATTTTGATTTGTGTATGTCGTATTTAATGATTCTGATTGATAAACTTGTATAGAACCATTCCATATATTAGTTGAGCCTGATAATAGGTATGCTCTATACTCTCCTCCAACTATTGCACCGCTTATTGATGCAGTAAATTGTAAAAGATTTTCGTAAGTATCGAATGTGTAGTTACTAATAGAAGAAGTAGTGTTCTGTAATGTGTACATTTCCTCTAATCTTAATGTTAGAGTAGGTGTACTATTCATATCCTGTGTTCTAATAGTAAATAAGTTGCTGCCTGTTAAGTAGTATCCCTGCATTATCTATGATTTATCTCTTATATAACACAAAATAACTTTCATTTTCAGCAAATAAAAAAGGGTAACCATTTCTGATTACCCAATTTCGTTTTATGTTTAAGTTTAATTAACTTCCATATACAATCGTTGGTTGTGTAGACAATCCTGTGAATGCACTAGCGGTTGTTGAACCGGTTAAAAATGAAGCTGGAGTATTTTCCAATCCTGTGAAAGTTACTGAATAACCATAAAGGTCACCTAATCCTCCACCTGTTTGTATTGTTCCTGCAGTTACATCTGCTCCTTGGTGCTCACCTACTAATAATGCATCACCAGCATTAGTCCAAACAACAATCTGAGGTCTACCATACGCCATTGTTTTCAATTGCGTTGTCATCTCAGGAGTTAATTTCTTTAAGTTAAGGGTTAATTCTTGTGAAAAGAATGTAGTACCATTATCTCTAGAAGAGTTAACTGTTTCTGTATAAGAAGAATTACCCTTAAGCTCATAATAGTAAACTGAAGTACCTGCAGGAAGTGCGGAAACTTGTCCGTTTGCACCATGAGTAAATGAAGCAGTAGTGTAGTTAATAAAATACACACCTTGCAATCCACCTACCGATTCCTTACACGGCTCCTGTCTTCCTAATGTTAAATTACATGTAGCCATAAGTTTTTCTTTTTATTTTTGTTTGTTAATAACTGATTAAAGTGGAGAGTTTCCTCTCCACTTAATTATTTTTAGTAAGCTCCGTAGTAAACGATGTCTTGTCCGATACCGAATTGAGTACCAGCAGTGTATCTCATAATTACTCTGTAATTTTGAGAACCATCTAAGTCAGCCATGTCTAATACTTTTACTTGGTTGTAATCAGATAATAAACCTGTACCGAAGAATAAGTTAGATTTTTGTGCTGCTACGATTTTGTCTGCACTTAAACCAGGACAAAGAACGATTTCAATACCATTGAAGTTGAATGGTTTTTCACCAACGTTCAATTGATTGTTCCATCCGTTAGCTCCTACTGCTCCACCTGCTAATGCTTGTTGATAAGCCTTACCTACGTTTGTAGAAACATAAAGTAATACATCTTCTTTACCATAAACAGTATCAGGAATAGTTTGTACTACTGAATCTAATTTAGATAATACGTTAGCTGAAGTTACTGAACCAGAGATGATAGCTGAACCGCTACCTGCACTTCTAGCTGGTAATACTGCTGTTGAACCTCCTGCTGCAATTGATGCAGAGAATGCTGTTTGGAAACCACCGAATTGTCCGTTAGTTGCTGCTGCACCTGCCCAAATTGATTGCTCAGTTGCTTGTGCTACGAATCCACCAACATAAGAGATTAAGTAATCATTGAAGTTAGCAGGAATAGTATCGAAAGCAGAGTATCCTAATTGTAAAGCTTCCCAGCTATCAACGAATTCTTGCTTACATAATTCCAAGTTAACTTGCAATTCTTTTGGTTCTAAGATTCTCTCAGTTAGTGATGCTGTACCTGCAGTTGTGAAGTCACAAGATGCGTTTACAACAATGTTGTCTAATTGTACTTTCTGAATAACAGATTTGTACTTTACGTTTGGCATAATAGTTACATATTTGTTATCCAACGTTTTAGCTGATAACAAAGCTGCACTAATATACTTACCAGCGAATTCACCAGCGTATGTGCTTGTGATTTCTGGTTGTGCGAATTTTTGTAATTTTCTCATTTGTTTAATGATTTTAGTTTTGTTTATTTGTATAATTTCTCTAAGAAAGAACCTTGTGGGTTACTCTCTTTTAGTTTATTTTTTGGTTTCATTGCAGAGAACTTATTAGCAGCTTCTTCGATTGGAGCACCATCTAATTTAGGTAGGTCTTCCATTTCTTCTTCTTCTACTTCTACCTCTACTTCAGCTTCTTCCATCTTAGCAATCTTCTTTTCTAATTCTTCGATTCTGTAAGCCATATCTTCGATTTTCTTCATATCGAATGGAGAACCTTCTTCACCAGGCATTGGGTCAGGAGTTCCTTCGATACCATCACCCGTAGGTAATTCTTCAACTTCAGCTAACATAGATGAAGGCTTTAATCCTTTATCGTTATCTGCAGGTGATTTGAAATCAGGTACTTTGTTTGCTTCAGATTCAGCAGTTGCAGAAGGGATTGGTTCTGTTTTAACATCTTCCATTTCAACGTTTTCTCTTTCTGTAATCTTACCATCTTTAGTGATTACTTTGAAAGGAACTTCGTTTCCTTCTGTATCTCTTAATACTAACTCATGCTCACCATCTGGTGCTGGAGTTTTAGTTCCATCTTCTGATACTACTTCTACAGGCTCTCCTACATCAAATGTTGGTGATTCAACTATAGTTCCATCAGCTAATCTTGCGTATGTCATC